AGCGTTGCCAAAATTACCAACTGCTGATGTATCGGCAGAAGTTGATGACAAACCGGGGCCAGTTGCGTACCCCATCAATGGGTTCAACTGGTTAGCGCGGTTGGTTTGGTAACGATTGAAAGCGTTTTGATATTCTTGCGAAGCAAGACCCTGATTGTATTGCTCTGCGCCCTTAAGCGTAGCGCCAGACAGCAAGCCACCACGCGCTGCTGCCGTGCGGTCAAGTGCTTTCATGCCTTCGGACAAACGGAAAGCGTAGCCTGGATCTGTTTGAAAATCTGTCGCGCCAAAATCACGCGCGTACTTACCAAAATCAGCAGAGTTTGGATTGGTCACAAACTCTGAAGGAGTGCCGCCAGCAGGAGTTGTTGGAGAATTGATACCCAACAACGTCATCAGACGATTTTGAGACGCAATACCAGCTTGTCTAAACGGCTCGTTGAGCGATATTTGACGATTCAGAGCGTCTTCTTGAGCTTGAATGCCTTGTTGCGCCGCTTGCGCTTGTGTGTTTGCCGCTCTATTTGAGGCGTACCCCCCCAATAAGAGCACCCCCTACAATTGCCGTTGCAACCCAAGTCATTGCAGTTCTCCTTGCAGGGCTTTAATTTCTCCTGCGATTTTCAATAGATTACTAGAGTCAAACAACGCCGTGTTGTCAGGCTCAACAAGTTCTGCTTCAATTTCTTCAAGATCCGTCTTGTCTGTGCGGTGAATCGTAATGCCAATAGCATCACTCACGGCAAGCGTTACGCGCTTGGTCCCCGGCTTAGACTCAACCACATCGCCAGCTTGCAAACGCTTCATTCCGTTTTCGGTCCACGCAATTATTTCACCCATCGCGCACAAAAACAAATGATGATGCTTGTGAACTTTGCCTACAATCAACGTGCCAGCAGGACGAAAAACCTTCCTGCAATACATTCCAGACTCTGAAAAGTAATGCTCAGTTTGCAGATCGGCTTGAGGCATCTTGACCATTTCGGCCTGTAGTTGCTCAATCTGCTCCCGTGATGGGACAACGTAAGCTAAATCGTTCAAGTGATTTCCCGCCCGTTAGCCCGGATATTAATCGCTGATGCTGTCCCCGCAATAGTGCTGATGAACCCGCTAGGGCCAAGCGCAGCGCCTGTGATCTCAGGAAAGGTATACGTCTCTGACGGCTGTAACGTCTTGGTCTTGACGATCAAGTTTTGATTGCCCGCCGCGTCTGCTGCCGTAACCAAGTTAACGCTGATCGTTGCCGCTGCCGCGCTGAAGTTGGTCGCGGTAAACTTGTCCACAAGCGCCGTCACACCGTTAGCGGTGTACTGGGTTGTCTGGCTATTCTCAGCCAGCTTCGCGGGGATCAAGACTTTTACGGTTACAGTCATGGTTGCGTCGCCTTGTATGCCAAAACTAGCGCGTCGTAGTCGTCACCGATCTGAGCCTTGAGAACGTCCCTAATCCTAGAAGACTTGTTCTGCTCTGCTTTCTCGGTCCTCACCAACGACCGTAGACGGTCACGGTACTGATAATCGCTGATTGCCTGTACATCGTCGTCTGACAACGAATGCGGCAAATCCTCGACTTTCACGCCCTTGAACGCTACCCAATCCTGCGGCCAGTCGCCTGACGGAAGTGCCAATAGCATAGCAGAATAGTTGTCAATGTTCACCTGATACGCATAGATCTCCATCTCGCGGTGGTAGGCGTTCATGACCGTTGACGCTAGTTTTTCGTTGTCAGTAATCATCTTGATTGGTTGGAAAAAGACACAGAAGTTGGAGAACTTAACACGGTCAAAGGGCTTGAATACGGAGATCCAAACCCGCCAGATGTCCACGGGTACACCCTAGTATACGGCGCGGTCGTTGAGATAGAACCCGCAATTTCGGTTCCGGTGCTAGACCAAGACACAGACTCTATGGTTTGCAGTATTGATGGGCTGCTGTACAAAGAACCAAACCCAGATGACCATTGATAGACTTTTAGCGTGGCGGGAGAGTTATTGTTTCCGACTGCAACTTCAGTTCCGGCTGGCGAAAACCTGACCGCGTAAGTTGTTGATCCGATAGGGCTTGATGGGTTGGAATACTTTGTCCCAAACCCAGACGGTGATACTGCGTATGCAGCGATGAACGGAGACGCGGTGCTGCCAATCGCAACGTCGTTGGTTATCGGGTTGAACGAGATTGAGTTTGCGTTGTTGCCAAACGGTGGCAACGTAGAAGGATTTGCGTACTTAGTGCCAAACCCTGACGCAGATGACCACGGGAACAACGAGATAACCGGCGTCGCGCCTTGGCTGAACGCGACTTGGTTGTTGTCGCCATTCAACGCAAGGCCGGTAGAAAATCCAGCAGAATTTAACGCTGGCCCATTTGAATACTTGGTCCCAAACCCGCTGGCTGAACTCCACGCCCACGCTTGCGGGTAGGATGGGTTTAGCGCGTTTGATGTGAGGATTGCATCAACGCTGTCAGTCCAAGTGAACCCTGCGGGGCCAAACGCAGATGGGTTTAGAGGGCTACCCGCATTAGAGTATTGCGTCCCAAACCCAGACGAAGACCAAGGCCAGACAAGGAAAAAAGGCGAAGTGGTGCAAGACGCCGAGATATTTGAATTGTCTCGGACAAAAGATATTTGGCTGACCGGGTTAGAACCCGTTGGGGCGGTGAAAATAGTTCCAAATCCGCCTGACGATGACCAAGGGTACGCAGAGATTCTTTTGCCCGCCGTGGGGCCACCGTAGGCGATATAAATTGAGGGTGTGATTGGGGCAAGACCACCGTAGGTAAACATCCCCAGAAAGCCGCTCATGACACACCCAGACCGAAAACGTACCAAGTGTCGGTGTCAACCTTGATCATCGTTGCGACGCCGTTAGACGCGACAGATCGGTTGCCAGTAGATGTGGAGTTGGCGAGCTTGAGCGTAACGCCAGTTCCAGCTTGGATGACCAGCGCCGTGGCGTTGCTCACCACGCTAATAACCGTACCAATCTCAAACGCTACGCTACTATAAGGCGGTACGGTGACGTTGCCGGTCAGGTAAAGATGTTTGGCGCTATCAGACAAAACCAGCGTACCGCTGGTGTTGCTTGATTGGGGCATCGTCCGAAAACCAAACCCGTACAAGTTACCGGCGCTGTCTTTGACCGTTGACCCGCTAGCCAGACCCGTGATGGTCTTGTTGGTCAGCGTTTGCGTACCCGTAAGCGTGACAACCGTGTTGTCAATACTGATCGTGCCAGTCGAAACGATAGGACCGCCGGTCAGACCCGTGCCGGTGTTGACTTGAGTAACGCCGCTATCAAACGCTGGCTGACCTACAGGTCCGAGTTCCAGCGTATTGACCATGCTATAAAGCTCGCTAACCTGCGAGCCAATAGGATCGTAATTGAAGTCTTCAATCGCGGTCGCGTTTGCACCAGATCCGGTCAACGTAAACAGGTTAAGAAAGAACCGATACCATTCACGCGACATTAGCCCAGTGCGCTGGTCAATAAAATCAACCCGAGGCGCAGGAATCTGCGTGATGTTATTGATGACTGGCATTAGGCGCTTGTCCCGCTCAAGTGCAGTTCAGCCCCCATGATCGCAATCTTGACCGGATCGGTGCCAGACAACTCGTACACTCGATCACGCAATTTGAGTGTCATACCAAGGCGACGCCAGAACACGCGCTGCTGATAGACGCCGAACTTTCCAAGCACCGCCCAATGCTCATTAGACCAAGTATGACCGCCATCATCAGACCAGCGAAGCATTACCTGCGGGTCAAAACCTTGTCCGTTATTAATCCCAACACCCGTTTCGGCATCCAATTGCAAACTGTGGTGGGCCGTTCTTTTTAAGTTATTTTGACCTGTCGGCAATGCCCGCCAAGACCGTAACCATTTTTGAATGGCCCCGTTGTCGGCATAATTGGTTAAATCAAACGCGTAAATATTGCCATTGGCATAGTCACCAACCACAATTTTATTGTTAAACGCCATTTGGCAATTGCTACGATGGCGAGTAAATTGACCATTGTCAAACCCCGCCCGTTCGTGCCAAAGATTAGTGGATACATCAAATACCCAAGTGGCATTAGCCGTT